ATAACAGAGTTTGTAATTAGAAGAGATAAAATAAAATACTGGACAGATGAAAATTTTAAACATATGATTATATCTGGTGCTCAGTTGTATGAAACAAGTATAAAAAATAATAAAGCATATTTTAGAATACTAAACCCTATAGGATATAAATCTGGAGGTCCTGAGTCTGCTCACTTTGAAGAAGATATGGACTGGCAAGTCTATGTAGAAAAAATAACCTTGGCTACATTATTTAAAGAGCATGGTCATGAGCTTACAGAAAAAGATCTAAAAAAACTTAAAGATTTTGATATAAATAATTCTTATCATAGACAGAGAGGAGAGTTTCCTGAACCTATGTCTACTAAAGTAGCTGAGTTTGATATGGAAACTAATATATTTGATAAAGCTCCACACTGGTCATCTAAAGAAGGACAAGCTTTTTTAACAGAACTATATACCAAGTTTGGTAATATAAGTAATGGGGAAGGGTTGTTTGAAAGAACAACTGTAATATTTAAGTCTTTAAGAAAATTTAAACTAGTAGAAAGATGGAATGAAAAAAAACAAAAGTTTGTAGAATTTTGGGTAGATGGTTCATATACTAAAAACCCTAAAAAAGATTTTAGTGTTAAAGTTGTATGGTTGCCTCATGCCTATATGGGAAGAAGAATAGATTTTGGTGGAGCAGATGATACCTTTTACTTTGATTTAGGTCCTGTACCTAATCAGTATAGAAATGTACTAGAACCTTGGAATATTACAATGCCTATAATGGGAGCTAAATATTCTAAGCTTTTTAATAATACTCCTAACATAGCACCTATAGATCTTGCTAAACCTTGGCAAGATAAATTTAATATAAAACTTGCTATTATACAGGAAAAAGAAGCAACAGATATAGGAAGAATATTTGCTATTGCAGACACTTTAAAACCTAAAGACTGGTCATTTGGTAAGTGGCTTATGATGGCTAGACACGGTAAGCTGTTACCACTAGATACATCTAATGAAGCTTTAAATGGTGTAGATGCATCTATGTTTAAAGAATTTAATCTTTCACAGTTACAAGATTTAGCTGCACACTTACAGCATTTAGACTGGATCAGAGCTCAAGCTGCATTAGCTATGAGTTACAATCCTCAGAGATTGGGTCAGATTGTAGCATCAGAAGCAGTAAGAAATGCACAAGGAAATATACAACAATCTACATATCAAACACAAGATCTTTTTACACTTCATAATGAGGTTGTAGAAAGGTTACTAAACAGACATATATGGAATGAAAAAATAGCACTAAAAGAAAATGAATATATAGCATCATATGTACTAGATGATATGTCTATAGCAGATTTAACCTTAGATTCAGAATCACTAGATGACGCAGAAATAGGTATTACAATAAGAAACTCTTCTGAAGATTATCAGAAACTAGAGCTTATAAAATCTTTAGGACAGGCTATGATACAAAATCAAATGATAACCTTCCCTGAGCTTATAAGACTCTACATGACTAATAATATGGCAGACGCTATAAATGTAGCAGAAGCAGCAGAAGAAAAAATGCAGAAAAGAATGGAGCAACAACAAGCTGCACAAGCAGAACAGCAGCAGCAGATAGAACAAATGAAGAAAGAAATGAGACTAATGGAGCAACAGTTTTTATCTTCTGAGAAAGCGTTAGATAGAGAATCTAGAGAATACACAGAAAAACTTAGATCTATGACAATGGCTAACCAAATGGATATAGACCAAGATGGACAAAGTGATCTTGTAAAAATAAAAGAAATGAGTATTGCAGAAGCAGAGAAAGATAGACAATTAGAGCAAAAACTTACAGAACAGAAATTGAAAGCAGATTTAGATAAAGCTAGAATTATAGCAGCATCTAAAACAAAGTAAAATAAATTATTAATTAATGAAAGATAATATTAGTAAGTAACATAACTACATAAAGGGAGGATTTTATTTACCGCTCCTACGTGTAATTCTAATATATATTATTTTACTAATACTACCTTTGCAACCAGAAAGTAAAATTATGAGTAAAAAAATAGCAGATTTAAACTTAGATGATTCAGAATTTTTAAATAATTCTCTTACAGATTTTTATAACGATGATGTAGATCCTTTAGAAGGAGAGGGTTCTGTAGAAAACAGTGAAGAAGAGAGTGTAGATGAATCAGTAGTAAATACTGATTTAAATGATGTTTATACTGAAGAAAGTGTAGATAATGAGGAAGATGATATAACAACTGCCCTCGATAAAGATACTACATTCGATGATGATAGTGATAATGAAGACGTTCCTGATAGTTTAGAGGATTACAATACTTTAGCATTACTAGCCTTAAGTTTAAAAGAAGAAGATCCTGATTTAATAGATTTTGAAATAGAAAAAGATATTAACCCAGAGGCTCTTATAACTAATTTAAAAACTAAATTGTCTAAAACTAAACAAGAAGTTGTTAGAGAAGTAGAAGAAGCTTATGGAGAAGCTGCAAAATATTTAAATTTTATATTAGAAGGAGCTTCTCAAGAAGATGTTTCTACATTATTATCTTATAACCAAATAGCTTCTTTAGAAATAACAGGAAACGAAGATGAATCTATATTAGAACAAGTAGTTTTAAATTGGTTAAATCTTAAAGGTACTCCAGACGCTAAAGATCTTTTAGAAGTTTATAAAGATAAAGGTATTTTAGAAGAAAAAGCTAGAGAAGGAGTAGAATATCATAAAGCGCAGGAAGCTGCTTTCTATGAAAACTGGAAAGAAGAGAGAGCTGCACAAATAGCTCAAGCACAACAAGCACAGTTAGATTATCAGAGAGCTGTAAAAAATGAAATTAATAAAGGAGCAGTAAAAGGTCTTACAATAAAAGATAAGAAAAAATTTGAAGATTCTTTATTTAAACCTACAGAGCTTGTAGAAATAATAGATAATACAGGTAAAAAAAGATTGCAGAAAGTACCTTTAATTCAGGTAAAGATGCAAGAGTTTTCTCAAGACATGGAGCAACAACTTGCTATGCAATTATTACTATTAGATGGGTTTGACTTTACTAGTTTAGTAGATAAAGCTAAAAGAAAAGTAAGTAATAACCTAATAAACGCATTAAATGAAAGAACCTCTACTCAGACTTCATCTGGTAGAAGAAGTTCTTCTACATATTTTGAAGATTAATAAAACAAACTAAAACAAAAATGGCAAGATTAAGACCTACTAAATGGGAGATACATCAGGAAGCTACTAAAGAAATGCCTTGGGGTAACTTTACTTCAGAGAACGTTTTGCTTTCTCATTTCCCGCACTCAAAAAAAGCAGCAGTACTCCTTGATAAGGTTACTCAAACAATAGCTACAATGCGTCCTGCATTAAGTGGAAAAAGAGCTACTTTATGGGATTCCCTTGTTGGGGCAGGTAAAGAAAGAGTTGTAGATGCAGATGAAGTAGAATGGATGTTAAAAGGTTCTGGTAAAACAGAAACTATAGCAAAAGAAAATCTTCATCCAGGAAATAAGTTTCCAGGACACTCTTATGAAGAGTTTCAAATTAAACTAGATAATCCTAATTTTGTACCAGGTGATATACTTGCTCCTGAAATAGCATGGGATCAACAAGTAATTGTACAATATCTTCCTGTAGGTGATGGTTTAGATTATATCTATACTGTACAACTTATAACACAAGATCCTAAAGCATACTTTGATCCAGATTTGCTAGAAGCAGGTCTTAAGTGGATTAAAATAGGTGCTGCTTATGGAGAATACTCTACAGGATATGGTTCTACTCAAATTAAAGGTAACAGTACTTACATCAAGTTTAAAACTTGGTTAACAGACTGGGGTAAGCAATTAGAAGTTACAAATAAAGCACATGATCTTAACTTTGTGCTTAAAGCATGTGACACTGAAACAGGTTTAGAAAATAAAGCTATTCCTAAACAACTTATTTCTTTCTTGGAGGCAGAATTTGTTGCTGAGTCTAAGTGGGAAAAAGAACTTATGTTATGGTACGGTAGATCTGCGGGTAAAAATATTGTAGATCATACTTCAGGTCAACATAGAAGAATAGGACCTGGTGTTATGGAGTTCATGGAAGACTCTAACATTATGACTTATCCTATAGGAAACTTTAGCATAGATTCTATTAGAGATTTTATGCAAGAAGTAGGATGGGATACTATTTCTCCTGAAAATGCTAACATAATTGTTAAGACAGGTAGAATGGGTATGATGCAAGCACATGATTCTATTAGAGAATTATATAGTATGCTTAATATACAAGTACCATTTGAAAAATTTGTTAAACAAGGTAATCCGTATCCAGGATCTAATAGCCCAGGATATAAAGTAATGGCTCCTAGCTTCTTGTCTATAGACTTGCAACCTTTTGGATCACTTACTTTTGAACATTTACCTTTGTTAGATAACAGAGAACTAAATGGTGGTATTGTTCACCCTGATACTAAACTTCCATTAACCTCTTACATGTATTTTATCATGGATTATGGTTTTGGATCAAATGGTAATATAGAATTACTTAAGAAAAAAGATTCTTATGCATATTTCTATATATGTGGAGCATGGTCTCCAATAGGACCTATGAATAATGGTACAGGTAGAGGTGGATATTCTCCAGCTCACTCTAGAAGATCCTATTCATTACATTCTGCTGATACCTTTGGTGTTAGAATGAAAGATGTTAACCTATCTCTTCTTATTATACCAGCAGTAGATTACTAATGAAAACCAAAGTTAAAAAGAAAACAGCTACCAAACTTGCTACTATGAAAAATGGTGGTAAGGTTAAGAAATGTTAATAAACTATCGGTATAAAACTTATGGGAGGTTACACCATTTGTTGCAGAAAAGTTATAGTTACCTTAGGACATTAGAGATGTGATACCGAGTCTCTTTTTTTAAATAATAAATAGAAAGTAAGAAAGATGGCATTAATAAAAATTATACCTAGCCCTTTATCAAAAAAATTTAATAATGTAGAGGGACCTATGATGGAATATAGTGAGAGTGAAAATGAATTTGGACAAAAAACAGTAAAATCTTTAGGACAATATTCTAGAGAAAGATTACCAAACTCTACACAAGGAGAAAGACCAATATCATTTTCTATATCTAAGAAATCATATAAACTTAAAAACTATACATCTAATAGTGAAGAATTAAACCAGCTAGTTAAAAAATGTAATCTTATAAATGATATGAAATCACACTATGATTACAATAGACCTATTGTTAGTTGTGACATTTTTAATTTAAAAGATCCTTTTTTTAATCATAAAAGTTTAAGATTAGTATTAGATGAAGGCTATGGTGTTTTAAATACAGATAATCCTATAGAATTCCTTTTATACGAAGGAGTATTAGCTAATAACAAATATCAAATTGGTGGTGAAGTTAGCAATGCTGCTTTAAATGGTAGGGCTAAATACATTGTAGTAGATTCTACAATAGATAAAGAAGCTAAGAGAATAGCCAGAGATTCTAGAAAAACTGCAGAAAAACTTGTAGAAAATATGAGTGATGACAAAAAAAGGTCTATGGCTCTCGCTATGGGTCTTATAGTTGATGGTGATTCTGATATATCTCTTATTACAGATCTTTTAGAAGAAGCAGCTTTAGATGATAAAAAAGTATCTGGTTCTGGTATGAGTAGACAAAAGTACTTAATTAAACTTGCGGAAGCTCCTTCAGATGAATTAGAAGCTAGAAAATATATTAATAAAGGTTTTAAAGGTTACATACAAAGAGACAGAGAGTCTAATTCATTTGTTTTATTTGGAATACAAATAGGAAAAGATAAACAATCAGTTATAAACTATCTTATTAATCCTGTAAATAGTGAAACTTTATATAGATTACAAAAAGCTATAGATTTTGATCAAGTAAATAGTAGTACACTAAATGATTAAAGTACAAAGATTACATTTTGAATTAAGAAAGAGACTAGGTAGAATCTTTTCTGATAATGAGAGAGCGCTTACTGTTGTAGATTTAGATTCTTATTTGAATCAAGCTAAAGAAGTTTTATTAGAAAATTATGCAGTTATTGTAGAAAAAAATAGAACTCTCAGTGACAGACTTAGATCTTTAGAAATTAAAAATCGTAAACTAGAGTATTTATCTAAAGACAATAAAAGCTATGTTTTTAAACTGCCATCTGACCATTATACAACTCTTAATAGATATGCTGTAGGAAATGCGGTATCTTGTACATCTACAGATGAAATATTCGTAAATAACATTTTTACACATAAAATACAAGAAAGTTTAAGAGATTATAATACTTCCCCTAACTTTAATTGGAGGGAAACATTTAGTAATGAAGATTCTTTAGGACTACATATTTATCATAATAATGTATTAGAAATAAAAGAAGCTTATATAGATTACTTAAAATGGATACCTGATGTAGCATATTATGGAGGAGTAGCAAATAAATTATATATAAATCAAAATGGTGATACCATAACAGAAGATTTACATTTGATGATAGATGATAAAATAATATGGATAAAAATAGTAGACTTAGCTGAGTATTTAGTTAAGAAAAACTTTGATGAAAATTATCAGACTACTATGGAATCTATACTATTTAATGAAAAAGTATATATTAACAACTAAATAAATTAACAAATGTCAAGAATTTTAAAAGAAAGATGGTTAGTAGCTGATAAAAACTACGGTATATTTCCAGCAAATCAAGCTGTCTTTGTACAATTAAATGATCAGTATGGTCTTAATCCTGGTATTAAGGACCAACAAGTAGTCATCTATAATGGTGATACTGGAGTATCAGTATCTGCTGGTGTTACAGTAACTACATGCCCTAACTTAGTTATAGCAACTGGTATAGACACAGATGGTGATGGTTATGCAGATGTATTAAGAAAAGTAGCCTTTGGTAAAATCAACGGTAGTTCTCTTAATGCTGTTACAGCAGAACCTCCTGCATGTGGACAAATCAAGATTGTAGATGTAGGTATAGGAGGTGTAGAAAAAGGAAAATCGTATTCTCTTACAATAGAAGTAAGAAATGAAGAATATGAAAGGCTTTATGATCAGTTTAGAGGGTATGAAAGGTTTACTGAAACAGTAGAGTTTGGATATGATAAATCTGATACCTGTGATACAGAACTTAGCTGTAAAGAAGTAGCTTGTGCATTAGC